ATAAGTAGCAGGTCTAAATTCTTCTGGATTATCCATTTTATCTTTAGGTAAATAAGTCTTGGAATCTATTACAGGATGTTGAGATGTTTTAAATAAATTGGATGCTTTATTTCCAAATCGTGTAAATCCAATTGATTCAAGTGCTAATGCCATTGGTATTACTCCTCCGTCAATAAATTGACTATAAATTAAAACAATACCATCTGAATTGTAAATATTATCAACAATATTTTTTATTTTTCCACTATATTCTCCGATGTTTTCAGGAGAGAATATCTTTCCAAAATCATCATTTTTATATTCGAAATTATTTCTACTTGGAGGATTAGTTGTTTCCTTCCATTTCATACATCTTTTTAATCCCTCTGTGCCTAATAATATTTTAGAATCAAATTTTGGGCTCTCATCTTGTAATAATTTTGTTGGATATAACATATTTAAAGCTTGTAAAGGTTTTTGTAATATGGTATAGCCAAATGTATCTAAATTTTCAAAACTGGGTAAACCTTCTTTCTTATTGCTAGCTTTTTCTTTTATGCTATCAATAATATAATTATATCCTAACTGTTGAAATGAACCACAATTTGTTACATACACATCTAAATGTTCTAATGGTTGAAGTATCTCTTTTCCGTTTAATTGTTTTCCAGGATATGTTAATTGTTTAAATGTATTTTGAATAGAAAATAAAGATGGAAATATACGATAAGGAAATGTATATGGATTTTCACCTCTAACAAATGAAACATATCCTGTTGATTTTCTCTTAATCAATTCTTCACCAATATTAGTTCCATCTGGACCAATTAATAGGTTTCCATTAGAATCAAATACATCTTTTAATTCAATCGTTGAACGTTTATCATTCTTATTCATAATGTTCAGTAACCATATTATTTCCTTATAACTGTTATACATTGGAGTAGCTGAGAGAAATAACAATCTTAAGTTATCAACATAACTTACCAATTTCATTAATTCTTGCGCGATTCGCTTATCTTGTTTTTCAGTAGAAATTCTAATATTGTGAACTTCGTCTATTATTATTAATCGATTGCTAAAATGCTTTTTTAATTTTCTTATTTCCTCATTCTTCTTCTTTTTTGGATTCTCTTCAGTTACCTTTGAAATATTTTGAATATAATTGGCAAATTCTGTGTATCCTAAAAATAAATAGGAATTATTAATAATTCTTTTAATTTGTCTAATTACCTTTTCTTTGGATAATCCTTTCATATTCATTGGATTAATCTCTTTTAAATATTTGTTTCCTGTACATGCTCTTAAATTCCACAATCCATCTATTAGTTTAAGCTTTCTATCATCAAATAGTTGGAGTTTAAAGTTTTCTTGAACATTTGGTGAAGCAACTACAATTATTCTCTGTGTAATTCCTAATTGTTTTAAATAATCTCTCATCTCTTCAGAAACACTAATAGCACTACATGTTTTACCTGATCCTAATCCATGATATAATAACAAACTGTTATAAGGAGTCTGAAAACTTAAAAAATTACGAACAAATAATTGATTTGGAGATAATTCGAAATCAGCTTCACATAATTTTTTTGCTTGTTCTTCAATCTCATCCACACTAAAAATTGTACCATCGTATTTTGTTTCATTAAATTCTTTTTTAAGAGCAATTTTAATATTAAATTCAGAATCATCTAATGATGGATATAAGTTTTCAAATTTATCTTCATTAGCAGAAATAAAATTTCTATTTAAAATCTCTCGTTTATTAATGAAAGAATTACTATCAGCAGCTTTATCGTCTAAATTTATTTTATCAAAACCTTCATTAGATAACAATTCTATATTTTTCTCAGATAATATTGGTTCATCAACTAATGATAATTTTGTTTTTTTTCTAGGTCTTCGTTTCGGTTTTTCCATAACACTTATATATTATTAATATAAACTATATTCTTGTAAAACTTTATTCACTTTATTTAAAATATTTATTTTTTCTAAATTATAGGGTCTAATTTTTTCTATACATTCTGTATAATTTAACCATTTCACTTCACTTACTTCTGTTTCTTGAAAGGTATTTGTCGTTTTTATACTAGGATCAATAAATCCTAAAAAATATTTATGTTTATAAGATTTCATATTAGAACCTGTAAAAATCTCCTCATAAGGAATTATATTTTGAACTAATTTAACATTTGACTTAAGATATCCTGTTTCCTCTTCAAATTCTCTTAAAGCACAATTTAAATCTTTTTCTTGAAAATTTCGTCGCCCTTTTGGAAATCCCCATTCAGGTTCAATCCATGCCATCTCACTGTTATTAATTAACAATTCTAAATTATAAGATTCTTTCGTTTCTATTCCGATGATTAATGATTCATATTTCTCTCTAGATGTTTTCTCTTCTCCTCTGTATTGAATTCCTACATTTTCACCCCACAAATAATTCCATAGCTCATCAAATGAACTATTTCTTATTTTTTCTTTTTCGTAAACAGACATTTCATTAAATATATTTAACAAATAATTATAATTATATAGCGGATACTTACCTCGCATAAATTCTACAAATCCCAAACTATGTTTCCTTCTAATCATAAGATACTGTAATTTATTATTAAACATCCTAAATGAGATTAATCCTACACTAGTTATTGGGTGTTTACATGAATGAAATTGATGTCCGGTTTTTCCACAATTATTACAAAAATTAAATGATTTACTCATATGCTATATGTTTATTTGTGTATCTTTTTATATTGTTTCATTTTAATGACAGAAAAATCGTTTGATCCAAAGGTATGGGGGCCACACTTTTGGTTTTTATTAATGACATTAGCAGTTTCATATCCACTTAAAGCTAATGATACAACACAGAAAAAGTATTATGATCTTATTTCCAACCTACCATTATTTATTCCACATCCTCCAATAGGAAATAAGTTTAGTGAGTTATTAGATCAATATCCCGTTTCTCCCTATTTAGAGGGAAAGGATGCTTTTTTAAAATGGGTTCACTTTATTCATAATAAAATTAATGTTATTACTGGTAAAGATAAAATCACACTCACAGAAGCTCTTGAAAATTATTATGAACTTTATAAACCAAGAGAAATTATATTACATGAACAGATTAAGTATCGGAAAAAATTGTTGTTTGCTGGAATTATTGTCGTATTAATCGGTGGTGGCTATTATTTATATAAAAAATAATTCTCTCTAGAATATAAGAGAATTATGAATAGAACAATTAAAAATAAAAGAAGAAGAAGTCGAAAAGGAGGTGAAGCATTAGCATCTGGTGGTTTTGGCTGTATATTTAAACCTGCTATCAAATGTAAGAATAAAAATGAAAGAATCGATGGTGTTAGTAAAATGTCAATTGAGCAACATGGTAAACAAGAAATGTCAGAAATTGAGAAAATTAAGAAAAAATTAGAAAAAATTAAAAATTACGAAAAATACTTTTTATTAGATGTTGAAATGTGTTATCCAGATAAATTAACAAAGGAAGATATGTTTAATTTTGATAAAAAATGCTTTGCTCTCACTAGATACAATATTAATGAGAAAAATGTTAATTCAAAACTTAATAAACTTACTATTCTCAATATGCCTGATGCTGGTATTGATTTAAAAGATTGGTTGATAGTAGATGGAAAAATTACCAAAGATAAAATGTATTTGTTAAATAAATTAATTGTTAAATTATTAAAAAATGGTGTCAAGCCTATGAATAATGCTGATGTAATTCATAATGACTTAAAAGATAGAAATGTTATGGTTGATAAACAAATGGATGCTAGAATTATTGACTGGGGATTAGCTGGAGTAGTTGTTAATAAAGAAATTCCAAAGGAAATTATGAATCGACCATTACAATTTAATACACCATTTTCTTCAATGCTTATATCAGATGAATTTAAATTAAATTTTGATATTTTTTTACAACGGGTTAAAGATGGTCTTATATTATTTAATAAAACAAATGTTAGAAATTATGTTATAAATGAATATTTAATAAAATTAGCAAGATATTATGGGTATTATGATGACAATGTTATTTTATTTAAAATGATTTTCTCTCCAGGAATTAGTGATGAAACCTTTTTGTCGGATGTTAAGAGAGATAATCTAATTGAATATGGATTTTATCTATACTACTTATCAAATTATATTACAGATATATTAATGAAATACACTGATTCCAATTATAATTTTGACTTAAAAAAATACTTTTTTGAAGCTTATTTACATAATAGTGATGTATTTGGATTAATGACTGTATATTATAATTTCTTTGAAGTAGATTTGTCTAATATTGATTTAGATGATGATGGTAAGAAGATATATCTTAATCGCATTCGTTCTTTATTAGTTGAACATATTTATTCCAATGGTGGAGAGAAAATAGATATTAATAAATTATGTGATGCTATTGAAGAATTAAATCAAATTATTAATTACGATAATAAAATAGTCCTACCTACAGTATCCCGTAGTAAACATAGTAAAACTAGAAAATCTCCCAGAGCAGTAACATCTATTATAAGCAAATCCAGAAGTAAAAGCAGAAGTAAAAGCAGAAGTAAAAGCAGAAGTAAAAGCAAATCGAAAAAATAATTATAATATTTAAAAAATAAACTTTATAAATATTATATGAAATTAGAATTATTAATTTTAGTAGTATCCGGATTTTTTATAGCAAATACATACTATGATGGAAATTATGTTAAAATATTACAGTCTTGGCAAAAATATTTTAAAATGGCGGGTTTTGCTTTTGCTGGATTAAGTATGTATTTATTTATAAAGAAAAACCCTTCTGAATCACAAAGTATAGTTCAACAAGCCACAAATATAATTAAACATATGCCAAGTGGTCAATCTTCTTTAGATGTTCTTAGTCCATTTATTGATTTTACTAATCAGACTCCATTTACAGGTGGTGGTAATCAACAACATCAAGTGAATCGTATTATGGAATCCGGGAAAAAAGGTACAAAAAGATGTGTAAGTGAAACAAAAAAGAAATTTGTTGCTTCACAACAGAGTTGGAAATGTGGACATTGTCAAATTCAATTACCTGCTTGGTTTGAGGTTGATCACAAAATTAGATTAGAAAATGGAGGTTCTAATCATGTTGATAATTTAGTAGCTTTGTGTAGAGATTGTCACGGAAAAAAAACAGCGATGGAAAACCTTTAATTTATTTCTAATGATTTATTAATGGCGTCTACTAAAACAAAAACTACTGAAAAAAAGGAACCACCAATATTTGATAATTCTGGAACAAGTTATCTTGCCAAATTTATTAATGTTATGGAATATATTTATAAATTATTCTCGTATTATGTAGTTGGTTCTATTAAAGACCATAAATTAGAATTTAGTTTTATATTAGGTCTTATAATTTATATTATTATTGCGAGTATTATTTTTGCCAATAATCCATACGACATAATAACAGATAACAATGAAGGACTTAGCATTCTATTAATGCTGTTTGGAGGATTTTTAATTGTATTAATGATGTTTTTTTATTCAAGAAAAAAAGAATTGTTTGAAAATGAAGAAGAAACAGGAACTCTTTCCTTTATTGGTAAGATATTTACTTCCATTGTTTCAGTTGGGTTAGCAATTACACTGGTTTATATGTTATTTAATTTATCGACCTATTTTGGTGAATTTAGTAATGCGATTATGAGCGGAATTAATATTCTTATTATTGTTGGGATTATTACTATATCATTTAAATTTTTTGGATTACTTGGAGAAGGAGAACCTGGTGAACAATCACCATCTTGGTCAAAACTATTAATTAAAATCATCACATATTTTCCATGTTTGATTATGAATTTAATAGAGTATATTAAATATCAATATCAAATTACAACTAAACCAATTGTTATATTATTTGCTGTAGAAATATTACTCATTGGACTATATGTTGTATTACCTTGGATTATGGAAAAAATTATGTATCATAATACATCTCAGCTTATTGAAAAGCCTGATAATTTAAATATTCAACAAAATTTAGGCACATTTCAAGATATAAATTATGTTACACCAATTGGAAGTGGAAGTGATGAATTTAGCTATCATTATGCTATTTCTAGCTGGTTTTATATTAATTCTAATCCTCCTGAGACTAATCCTCATTATGATGAATACACATCTATATTAAATGTAGGCGATAAACCTGATATTCAGTTTAATGTTCTTAAAAATAAACTGCGGATTAAAATGAAAACTCAAGGAAAAAATGAAAAAATTTTATATGAAACTACAAAATTCCCTATGCAGAGGTGGAATAATATTATTATCAATTATGATGGTTCCACATTTGATATATTTATTAATAATGAGTTAGTTTCTTCAACACCTGGCGTAATACCCTATAAATCTAATACTGTAATAACATCTGGAACACAAGGCGGATTATATGGTGGTATTTGTAATGTGAAATATTTTAGAAATAATATCTCTAGAGGAAAAATTAATTGGTTGTATAATTCTATTAATAATTTAAATCCTCCTATCATTTAGTAAAAATTTCTAAAGCTATATTATATTATGGCTCTATCAGTAAAAAGTATTGCAATAGGTGTTGTAGTCCTAGTCTTAATAATACTAATT